GTCGGAGGCTGGAGGCACTACGCTGATCGACCTATTGGCCGAATCCGAAGATCCGACTGATGAAGGCATGGCATTCATACCGGCTCCCGGAGTGCCTGTGGACCAGCGGACGTCTGCGATCAACTCGCAGCTCTCCTACGATGCCACGCAGGAGCTTACGGCGATCAACGAGCCGTCGCTGTATGTGGTCAACGACTGCACGAACCTGATCTATGCGCTCTCGGAGCATACCGGCAGGGATGGGCAGAAGGGCGCGACCAAAGATCCTATCGACTGCCTGGGTATGTTGTTGGTCTCGGGCCTTGCCTTTGTCGGCCGTGGGGGCTTTGATAGTCGCGGCGGCGGTGGATACTAACACAAGACACTATGCAAGGAGATTCCTACAAGACGGCAACAGACGTGATGGCCCGGGTCGGCGAGGAGCCCAATGTGCCTGCATTGACCGAGGAGTTGCGGCGCAGTGCTACCGACTACGGGTGTTTCGCTAGGATCGACCGTGTCGAGCAGGTGCGCTACTGCCGCTGGCCCGGTCAGACTGATGACGGCAAGAAGTGGAATGACGCCAACCGGAACAAGCCGGCGTTTCCTTGGGATGGTGCCAGCGACACGCGCATCCCGTTGGCTGATGAGGTGATCAATGGCCTTGTGGATCTGTGCTCGACGTCCTTCTGGCGCTCGATGCTCCGGGTTTCTCCGAGCAATGTGAGCCAGCTCGATCAGGCTGTGACCGCCCACAACCTGATGGACTGGGCTACAAATGCGAAGATGTACAACGACCTGACGCGTGAGGTCGAGTTGCTCTCGCAGTACCTGTGGACCTACGGGTGGGCCGGTGTTCACGTCACCTGGCAGCAGGAGCTGGGGCAAAAGGAGCAGTATCTGACGATGGATCAGATTATGGCCTTGGCCGCGCAGTCGCCCGAGGGCTCGGTTCTGGCTGACTTGCCCAACCTAATTGCCAACCCGGAGGCCGATGATCAGTCCGCGGAGCTGCTGATGGCTGCCTTCCCCAACTTGAAGAAGCGGCGAGCTCTGAAGGCTGTCCGTGAGCTGCGCGACGAGGGCGAGTGTGACTTCCCGGTGCCCACGATGGTTACAAACAAGCCGATGATCGCGGCCTTGGCGCCGTGGGATGAGATGGTGTTCCCGCCGGAGACCACCGATATCCAGTCGGCCCGAGTGATTTTCCGACGGTTCTACATGACCGAGGCGCAGTTGCTGAACAAGGTCGAGGTGGAGGGCTGGGACAGCGAGTGGGCGCAGGAGGCCATCAACACGATGGGCCGTTTCAGCGACTACTCGGACTTCTCGTACAGCGTCGGGCTGGCTGAGAACTCGTTGCTCGACCGTGAGAACCTGATCGAGGTCTGCTACGCCTACCAGAAGGCCGTGGATAGCGACGGTATCCCGGGTGTGTTCTACACGGTGTTCAGCCCCCAGGTGGGCGACAAGTGGGGCTACTTCGAAGCTCTGGAGTACTCGCACGGACAGTACCCTTTCGTGGTGTGGCGTTCGGAGGTGGTGCATCGTCAGATCACCGAGAGCCGCGGCGTGCCCGATATCTGCTCGACCTGGCAGCATGAGGTGAAGGCCCAGCGTGATTCGATCTTCGACTACACCAGCTTGGCGACGTTGCCGCCCATCGAGGTGCCGAAGACTCGGGGCGGTAACCTGAAGATCGGTCCGGCTGTGCAGGTGCCTGTGCTTCGCCGCGGCGAGATTGGATTCCTAGCGCCTCCTGCTCGGGAGCCGGGTGTTGCCTTCAACCTGATCGACTCGGTGATGGCTCAGACTGATCGGTACTTCGGGCGCCCCACCGAGAAGGTGCCGCCAGCGGTCACCCAGATGCGCCAGCAGCGCCTGATCAACAACTGGTTGCACGGGTGGACCGAGGCCTTCCGCCAGGTGCTGGCCTTGACGCTGCAGTACGTCGGCCCCGCAGAGATCATGCGCATCACGGCTTCCACTACGCCGTTGCCGGAGAACGTGCAGGACTTCGATGTTATGCTGAAGTTCGACATCCGCGAGCTGTCGACCGACCTGGTGACCGAGAAGCTGAAGGCTATTTCGACCCTGGTGCTGCCTCTCGACACCGCTGGCGTCATTGATCGGGCCAAACTGATCTCGGTGGCCTTGCGCAGCATCGACCCCAACCTTGCGAGCGAGCTGGTGATGCAGCAGGGTCCGGCTGCCCAGAAGATGTTCGGCGAGACCAACGACGAGATTGCGCTCATCAGCCTCGGAAATCCACCGATGCTGCGCGAAAACGATCCGACGGCTGCGATGCGTCTGCAGTTCGCCCAGCAGGTGCTGGCGAGCAATCCGAAGTATCAGGCCCAGTTGCAGCAGGATCAGCTCTTCCAAGCTAACTTGCAGAAGTACATCGAAAACCTGCAGTTTAGCGTGCAACAACAGCAGAATGCGGTCACTGGCCGCCTTGGAGTACAATGAAACTACAACCAGAACAACTGGCCGAGGCTCTGTCGGTATCCGACGAGCACCCGGTAATCGCGGCATTCCTGCAGATCATTGCAGATACGGCAGAGGACGAGGGTCGTTCTGCTATTATGCCTAACCTGTCGGCCGAGGACCGCGCCTACAACTGCGGCCGTGCCGCAGCTATTCAAGATTTGAGCCTGCTAATCAGCTCGCTCAGAAGTGAGAAAGATTTGACTTCTCGTCATTCTTGATATCTCACTACAACAACGGCTTCTTGGTGGGCCTTTAATCACCCTGGCGAACCATACCCGACTTGCAGGGTCAAAACAGCATGGACATCCCGAATACGACACAGGAAGCGCAACCTGCCCAAAACACGGCACAGCCCCCAATCAACCCGATGCAGTTCGACGAATCGGCGTTGGCGAAGCTGCTGAAGTCAAGATTCAGCGGGGAGGAAGAGAAGGCGAAGCAGCCCGTTGAACAGTCGGAGCCTGATCCTATGGCCGTGAGTGCGGACGAGGAGCAGGCAGCGGAACCGACCGCTGAAGAAACGGAGAGTCAGGCCGAGCCGCCTGATGAAGTTCTTTCGGAATCCGAAGACAACGACGAGTCGTTGGGCTTCCGCAAGCGTATCGACAAGCTCACGCGCCAGAAGAAAGAGGCGCTGGAGAAGGCCGAGGCGCTTGAGCGTGAACTCAACGACGCCAAGACCAAGCTGGAGCAGACTCAAGCCGAGCGGCCTGTGCCTGCGGTGGCGTCCAACGATCCATTCGCTGATGTCTGGGATGCGTCCAAACTCAACGATGAGTGGAGCAAAGCCCGGAACCTGAAGCGGTGGTGCGAGGACAACATCGACGGCTGCGAAGTAGACGGCAAGGAGTACAGCGCGGATGAGGTGAAGCAGATCAGACGGCGTGTCGAAGATGCGCTAGATCTGCACATCCCGAATCGCGCTAGATTCTTGCAGAACTATCAGCAGATCAAGCCGGTGGCCGAGCAGCTCTATCCTTGGTGGAAGGACCGTGCCAGTACCGAGTACACGGAAGCGCAGACGGTGTTGCGGCAGTTGCCGCAGCTCTCAAGCCTGCCGGAGTATCAGGTGCTCATCGGCGATTTCATTGCTGGCCGGAAGCTACGGTTGGAGGCATCGAAGGGGAAACCCGCGGTGAAGCCAATCGTGAAGGCGCCGAGTCAGCCGGGCAAACCTACTGCTGCTCCTGTGAAAAAGGATGCGGCTGCGGTCGGCCTGCAGCAGGCGAAGTCGAAGTTTTCGAAGACCGGGAGTCAAAGTGAACTGGCTCAATTACTGAAAAGGATGTTCTAACCATGCCTCTGCTCCAACCCAACCAGGGCGGCTCTGTGCCGCTCGCTTCCACCTCCGCCGCTCGTGAAGATCTGGCGGACTACATCGCCATCGTCGATGCCAAGTCGACCCCGTTCGTGTCCATGGCCCCCAAGGGCAAAGACCTCGGGAATATGCAGTTCTCTTGGCAGGTCGATAACTACGGCGCCCCGGTTCTCCAGGGCGTTGTCGACGGCACCGATGTGACCGTCTCTAACGCTGCCAACCCGGTTGCCAACCGGACCCGTCTGAACAACTACGGTCAGGCCTTCCGCCGCGACCTGCGCATCGGTTTCATCGCCGAGACTCAGGACGTTGCCGGCGTGACCGATGAGCTTGCCAACGGCATTGCCAAGCAGCTCGTTCAGATCAAGCGCGACATGGAAAGCACCTTCATGTGCACCAACCAGGCCGCTCAGGCTGACAACGGCACCAACCCGTACCTGACCGGATCGCTCGGTAACTGGTTGAACAGCACCAACGCTTCCAACATCGGCGCTTGCGCTTCTGGCTCGGTGTTCCTGCCTGCCTCCGGCGCCGTCGACACCACGGCCTCTGCTTCGTTCACCGAGGCTACCGCCCAGAACGTGCTGACTGCCATCTACGGCAACACCGGCACCTTCCGCGACTACGATTGTATCTTGGGCACCACGCTGAAGCGTGCGTTCACCAACCTGACTGCCTCGGGCACCACTCAAGTCGTCAACGCCAACGCGATCGCTGCGACTTCGGTACGCACCTTTAATCAGGAGCTCGGAAATGATACGTTCAAATCCTCAATCGATATCATGGAGGGGGACTTTGGCCGGCTGATTTTGCATCCCACGACCTTTTTGGGAGGTAAAAACAGCACTGCTCTGTCGGCTCAGGCCTACAAGGGCTACGTCATCCCGATGGACATGGTCGAGGTGCGCTATGCCAAGCTGCCGCAGGTCAAGGCTCTGCCTG